CCAACCAATCAAAACAATGGACACTAGGATAATAACTAAAGCAGTTCCACAGTTCGAGTTGATCCACTCGCATATCAGGCACGTCTTTTCTCTCAAATTCCTTTTGGAAAAAAGCCGATATAGGTAAACGCCAAAAGCACGCACCGTTGGGTAGCATGATATTAAATAAGAGTGCGCGACCTGAAATAGAGACCAGACCAAAGATAACACAGTCAATAAAATCTCCTTGATGTTCTTTAAAATCATAAAGATACTCCTTCCTTACTTTGCAATAAATTGGAGGAATGTTTGCGTTTAAATATGCCATAATATTTACCCATGTATTTCACCCCAAGTATTACCATATTCATAATCAACTTTATTTGGGACAGCTAGTTTAACAGCATTTTCCATAATTTCAATTATCTTTTTAGCTTGCGCTTCTGACTCAATAGAAATATCTAATTCATCATGTATCTGTATGTGAGGTATGATACCTTCTTTATACAAATCTAACATAGCTTTCTTTGTCATGTCAGCTGCAGAACCTTGAATTAATTTATTCAAAGCTTTGTATGTAAAAGCTCTTTTGATTCTTCCTCTTCCATAAGTTCTTTCTGCTTCTTCTAATGACATTGGTGTATGCATACCAAATGTTGAAGGTTCCCATTTATTAAATCTACATCTACGACCTAACAATGTACCAATTGAACCGGAAAACTGAGCATGGCTAGAAGTACGGTTCATTAGTTCACGAACAAAAGGAACATTTTCATGATACTGGTTAAATAAATTTTCTGCTTCTTCTTTTGTAGAAAGTCCTAACTCCGCTTGTAACTTTGCTTTACCCATTCCATAAAATAAACCTAAGTTAATTGTTTTAGCATTGCTTCTAGTTATACCCGCCATATCAGCTACGGTTTGGTGAAAGTCTACCGAATCACTTTTAAATTTATTCACTATGTTTGTTACAGATTGATCATACATAATAGGATCAGTTGTAGCTGCATAATGCACAACTAATCTTGGTTCTTGTTGTGAGTAGTCAAAACAACCCCAGGTATGATTTTCTTCTGGTAAAAACAATGATCTTATCTTAGGACCTAAATCTTTATTTCTAGCAGGTATCTGCTGTAAATTAGGGTTTGAATAACTAAACCTACCAGTTACTGTTCCACCTTGATCTGATCTAATAGGATTTATATCTGCATGAATACGTCCTCTATGCTCATGTTTTAAAATAGTGTCTATAAAAGTTGTATGAGCTTTATTTATTTCTCTTGCTTTTGCAATTTTTTTAACTAATGGATGATTATGTTCAGATAAAAAATTTTTAGTAAAGGAGGGTGCCTGTGTTTTTTCTGTTCTTTCGTAATGTAAACCGAGCTTGTCGAAAACTTTCGAAATGGACCTTGCTGCCCATATCTGTGTATCAACTCCTGTTTGCCTTTTTACTTCTAATAATAATGCCTCTTCTTCTTTTAGCATTTGTAGTTTTAATTTCTGTGCGCCTTCTACATCTACTCGCACTCCTTTAAATTTCATATCAATTAAACATGGAAACAATTGTGTCTCCAGGTCAAATATTTCTGATAGGTTTTGTTTTTGAATTTCTACTGATAAAATTTTAAACAATCTTAAAGTAAGTTCAGCGTCTTTTTCTGCATAACCACCTACATACATTGCAGGTAGCTTATACATCTCAGACTTAGGATCTACACCCGCAGCTTCTGCTGCTTCTCTTAAACCCTTTTCATCTTTAACTTCTCTAAGGTATTCAAACGCAATACTATTTAATGCATATGATAATCTGTTTTCATCAATCAAAGATGACATTACCATTGTGTCTACTATAAAACCATTTATTGGAATATTGTATGCTCTTAGCCAACATACATCGTACATTGCATTATGAAAAATTTTTGTATTAGATGCCTTACAAACATCTCTAACATAATCTAAAACTATTCTTTTATCCAAATTACCTTCTCTATGACCTATTGGATAATATCCAGACCAACCTTCTACAGCTAAAGCTACACCAATTATTTCTCCATCACCAATGACTGCACCAGATCCTTTTGATTTTAAGTTTGGATCTCTGGTTTCTAAGTCGATTGCTACGTATTCATATTTTGATAAATCCGGAAAGGTATCCGGACAAGTCCATTCTGTTTGTGCTTGAAACATATTTTAATTTACCTTCTTTTCATAGATGTATTTCTTTTTCACAATACTATCTAATTTATTTTTATTAGAAAAAGCATACAAACAAGATGAATAATCTTGAGGAAATATTTCCCAACAAATATCTTCATGACCTTCTAAAGCTAAATAAATTTCTAAACGAAACTTATACTTTTTATTGATCACTAGATCTTTGTTAATCCTAGCTTTCGTCGCTGCCATCTTCTTTTCTTTTCTCTTCTTCGTAACCTTCCATTAATTCTTCATGTAAAGTTTTTTCTTTTTTTCCAAAAATTTCGTCCCAACGTTGTCTATAAATATCATTAGATACTCTAGACTTGCCATCCCATTTTCTTCCGGAATCTTTCTTACTTTTCTTTTCCATATTATTTCTTTTTCATATCTTTTATCTTAAGCATTTCTAATTGGCAATAGTGAACAATTTTTTTTAAATCTTCTACTCCACCTTTTCTTTGATATCTGCAAACATATTTTATAACGTTGCCTTGAAAGAATGAAAGTTCATTTTTAGAAATGAATTCATAAGGTTGAATGGGAAACTTAGTGTAGTGATTCCCGCCTACCTGAGTGTATTGAGGAAATGATTCCTTAAATATATCTTTATCTGTCATATTATTTCTTCTCCTATGTTGTATTGATATTCATAACCTTGGTTCATTATGAATAAATTTTCTTTTGCACGCGTTACACCAACAAAGAACAACCTATGTTCTGTGTCCTTATTTACTTGCGCTGATTCGTAAATAATTCTTTCCAAGTCTGTAAACAAAACTACATTCTCTGATTCTTCACCTTTAACAGAATGTATTGTTGATAATTTTATTCTAGCAGGTTTACTTAGATCCTCGCCGCTCGTCATTAGCTCCTTGATATAATCTTTTTGATAATCTTTAAATCTTAATACATCCCAACCACCAGATACTTTTAGTCCATGATTTAATTTCAATTCATCTATCGTTACAGAATCTACATTTTCTAAAGACTTACCTCCAGAAAACCCATATTGGACATCTCCTTTTTCATACTTTAAAAACTCGTATATATTTTGAGCTTCTTCTCCAGATATACTGGCCCCTTTATTTAATCTATTCCAATCATTAATTGCTTTTATAATTTCAGGAGGTAGTAAATCATTAAATTTACAATCAAACCTATATCCAGACTCTTGAAAAAAAGGTACTAATTTTTTTAATTGTTCATTGGTCCTAGTTAACACCATCCATTGTCCAGAATCTAAATGTAAATCTTCTAGTTCTAAGTTTTCAAACACAGACCCTTCTGCTTCTCTAGGTTTCCATTCTTTTTCTCTTCTTTCATCTATATTTTCTAGAATAGATAGTGCAACTTTGTGCACTGCTTTTGGTACTCTTCTTGACTGCGTCTGATGATCTGACGTGCCCGTTAAATTAATAAAAGTTTTTGGATCCGCCCCTTGAAATGTATAGATAGCCTGATCGTCATCCCCTGCAACGAATGATCTTTTACATATTGATTCTATGTAAAAAAACATTTCCCATTGCAAAGGATTCAGATCTTGGGCTTCATCAAGAAAAACTGCGTCGAGGGAAGGACACTTGCTTTTCTTAACAAATTCTGAAATCATGTCTGAAAATTCATACATGCTATAGTCTTTTTTATAGTTTATAATATCTTCATTAATTTGAATTAATAAAGGTTCACTAATATAATCTATTAAATCTAATTCTATTGCTGCGTCTTGTAGTTTTATTTTACGACATCTAGAATATTCTATTATCTTCATGTATTGATTTTTATATTCATGATAACCATTTTCTTTCTCTATGGTTTCAAAATGCATATCATTATGACCATATTTATTTTTAAAAGCATTCCAGTTTTTATCTTTTAATAATTGAGTCGTAGTATCAATACCTAACATTTTAGTTCCCATGGAGTGCATTGTAGAGATCCATTCAATTTCTTTATTAGGATATTCTTTTTGAATTCTTTCTCTTGCTTCTTTTGCTGCTGCATTACTAAAAGTAATGTAACAAATTTTTTTAGGATCAGTTCTGTGTAAAAACAATTCTTTTCTTAAATATGTATTTACTAAAGTATGTGTTTTACCTGTTCCTGGTGGTCCTGCTATTACTGTTCTCATTCAAATGGTGCCGGTTGTTTCTCTATTTTTTTAGGTGTAAATTTTTCAACATCTATTTTTTCAACTGTCCAAACTTTTACACTCTTGTCATTTATTTTTACCACTTTCTCCTTACCTGAAAATAAATCTTCTAATAATCTTATTGTTTTATTTTTAGTATAAGTTTTATCTGGCCATGTTTTACTTCTAATTAAAAATCCCCAAAAATCTTTAAACTTAAAATGACTGATACCACTTTCTGTAAATGGTTTTCTTTTTAAAATATCTTCAATACTTTTACCATCACGACTTATAAATTCTGTCAGTAGATCTTTCATTTGTACATCTAATCTTGTATCATCTGGAGCTTCAATCGCATCAATATTCTTCATTAGTTTAGCTAACATTTTTCTCCATACTAATTTTGCAACAGGAAGAAGAGGTGTTCCTAGTTCTGTCATACATACAACACTAAATTTTTCTGGGTCATGCAATGTTGGTGCATCAACTTCTATAGTTTGTTCATCTACTGTTACAAAAAATATAGGTGGTTCTGATGCATATTTTCTAATCGTTGTAATTGCTGGCATTCTAACCTCTTCACCTTTACCAAAAGGTTTTGAATAACAAACTTTTTCATTACAAAAATTACAAATTGGTTTGTCTTTACATCTAAAATCATAATCTTTCTTATCAACTTGTCCCTTAATTCTTATGACATCATCAGATTTCAAAGGTGGTTTAATATATTTTTCTACGTTGTAGTCTTCTATTTTATTTTGCCAACCTGTTGGATCAGATTTTTTTAAATACACTCCTATATTAAATAAACCATTATCTCTACCTGACGCTGCAATGTCACCATTGCCTTCTACAATAGGACCATTATTTATTATAGTATTCAAACATGGTGGCCCATCTGGAAAATGTTCTTTTATTTTTTTCTTAGTAACTTTTTCAATTAAAAAATTTTTAAGTTGTTCTTCTGTTTGAACATACTCATCATATTCTTTTACAAACTGTTCTATAGTAAGTGAGTTACCATCATCACCAATAGCATATCTAACAGTTCTATCTCCACCATGATAAGGCATATTTAAAAAATTTCCTATGTCACCTCTTTCAGCTTTAATAGTAGATTGTTTTGGAAATATTTCTGCTTTTGCATATCCTAAATTGGAAGCCATTAACTGTAATTTTTGTCTCATCAAAGATGCAGGTATAAATTTTTCTGTAAATAAAAATACGTGTGCTCCACCAGATTTAGATCTAATTACTATTAATGGATAATTGTTTTTTCTAATTTTATTAATTAATTTTTTATGATCAAAAGGATATGTATCAATATCAATACAACCCCATTTACATTCATTGTTTTCATTTATTGGAACAATACCAAGAGCAGGTTCAACTCCTTTTAAATGGTTTTCCCATAACTCATTAGTAACTGGTTTCTTTACTGTAAAAGACCTAACTTCATTTTTACCATCATGTCTTATTTCATTGGTAATTTTAGTGGCACCATATGCGCTTTCTAAACCTGCAAATATATTTTTTAATCTTTCAATCATCTTCCCTCTGTATTATTTTAAATTGGGCGCTATATTACTAGCGCCCAAATGTGGTAACTATCTGTTCTCCTTAGATAAAGTGTCATGAAAATCAGCCGCTTTATCAAAAATTTCTTTATCAGAAACTTGATCTCCCATAACAACATTATAACCATACCATTGATTACCCTTACCAGAATTTAACACTGATGTTATTCTATAAGAATAAGCAAATGATGCAGGTGTATATGAACCTTGTTCATCTTTCATAGTTTGTGACATTTGAAGAGATTGCCATTTTCTAGCAATTTTTCCTTGAGAACCACTCATTGAAATAAGAGCAGTTTCAGCTTTGCCATCATCACCTAAAATAATTACAAAGTTTTGATGAACAGTCAAAATGTAGTTACCATTTTGTAATCTGTCTTTACCACCATCTTTTGTAGTTTTAGATAGGATATCAGAATCACCAGGATATATTTGTTCTGGTCTACCTGAACCAGTACCAAATTCTGCCCATTCTTGATACTCCATTTTGTAGTAACAAGGAATTACAGTTATTCCTTGTTCACCATTATACAATCTTTTAGTGACTGTATTTAAAAACATACCAGGTTCTGCACCTTCTACGAAATTTTGATTTCGTTTTTGTGCTTCTCCTGATCCGTTTTGTAAAAGTTTTAAGATAGGTAACGCAAGTGATTCTTGTCTTACATTCTCAAAACCCTTGTTAGCAGACTCTCTATATAAAATTGTAGAGGGTGTGCTTGCTGTTTGTTTAACAGCTACGTCTTTATTTTCCATAAGATTAACTCCTTTTTATATTTGTACGGTTACCTACGTAAGTTTTGAAGCAGTCAGGAAGTTCGATTCCAGACTCGTTACATTCTCTAACTACTCCTTTTAAGGTCTGAGGATGTACTCCCACTTTCTGGACAGGTTCATATCCTTGACCTTTAGCAAGAACAGCATATTCTGCTGCCTTGTTATCTTCGCCACGACCAAAGGTAACGGTAATATCATTTTTAATAATATCACCTCGACCGTTTTCACGAAGCCATTGAAAAGCTGACTCTTGATCTACAATTGATGCACTATAAAAATTAGATACTTCAACAGTTTCACCATCAGTCAACTTTAATTTTTTAATATTCATTTCCTCCATCATTTGAGGAATTTCAAATTGTGAAAGTACATTTGCTTTCTCTTTTAACTTTTTAACAGAATCTTCTGCGTTTGCAATTTCATCTTCTAAATTTTTTAATTGTTGAACTTTATTTGCTAATTCATTTGGATTAGCTACCGCTTTGATTTGTTCTTGTTTGTGTTTTCTAAAATTAATTGTCATAACTTTCTAACTCCTTTCTTATAATTTGAACTTCTTTACATGCTTTATAATATTTTCTTCTCCATTTTATGTCATATAAAAATGACATTACCGTAGTGGGTAAGTAAAATATTTTTACTATCCAACTTATTAAAAAAGGACTTTCATCATATGATTGTTTAAGAGCATTTCTAGAAATTTGTATATGATCTTCTGTTTCCAAATAATGTTCAATCCATTTTTCTGTTTTATATAATCTTTCTTTCAAATAATATTTTCTATTCATAATTTCTCCTTTCTATATAATTATGTATTATGAATGTGTCAAGATGTTTCCTTTTGATATAAGTCTATTTCTATTGGATAATATCTTTTTTCTTGTTTATCCCATTTTAACAAATTGTATTTTCCATTTGCAATGTCGGAAACTACAGAACATGCAACTCCAATAATTGCAGGATCACCAGTCAATAATAAATAATCATCTGAAGTAAAATCAGATAACATTTTTTTTAATTTAAAAACTAAAGGACCAGCGCTTAAAATTATTTGTGCATTTTCAGGTAGTAAAACTTTTAAGTCACCATATTCAGATGCACCAATAATATTAATTTTAGGACGACCTTCTTTAGTTCCAGGTATATCCTGAATTACATATACTTTGTTTTTCATAACTTCTTGACTACCTATACATTATTTGATATCTTTTGCAATAGAAAGAAGAAAATAAAATGAATTATAAATTTAAAAGCAAACCTTTTGCTCATCAACTTAAAGCCTTAGAAATGTCTTGGGATAAAGAAGTTTTTGCGTATTTTATGGAAATGGGTACAGGTAAATCAAAAGTACTTATAGATAATATAGCTATGCTCTATGATAAGGGTAAAATAAATGGAGCCCTTATTATTGCACCTAAAGGTGTATACAAAAACTGGTT